TCTTTAGTAACTTAAAACTCTCAGCCGAACAAGCTCAGGGGGCTATCGTAGCGCTGGAGAGTTCTCTCGAGGCGGTCTCGTCTTTGGCTAAAACAATGAAAGGCAACGTTCCAAAAGGGGCTCCCGTGGACTCTAAGGGCGTAGCTGAGTTAAACGCAGCGCAGCAAAAAGCAAACGATCTGGCTAAGGCCCGTATGGATATCGACAAACAGCTTATAAAAGAAAAATTAAAACTACAGGAGGCTAATAAGCAAGTAGTCGCAGCCCTAAAAGAGGAGATCCTCCTCGAGCAGAAAGGCCTCGGGACCTTGGAGAAAGTTAAGATTGAAAGTAACCAGCTCAGAAAGGAGCGCGAAAAGCTGAATTTAAGCACCGCCGAAGGGTCCAAAAGATTAAAAGAAATTAACCTAGTACTCGATAAGAATAACGCAATAGTACGGGAAAGCGCCGACAACCTCAAACGCCAGACCCTAAACGTAGGAAACTACGAGGGGGCAATTAAGCCGCTAAAGACTCAGCTCCGCGAGATGACTATGGCACTCCAAAACATGGACGAGGCGCACCCAGATTTTAACAGAATGGTAGCGGAAGCGGGGCAGCTTCGCGATAAGATAAGCGATACAAAGGCAGTAATAGACGCGACGGCGGGCTCTGGAGTCGAAAATATGGCAAAAGGACTGGCAGGCGTCGGCTCTATTGGTGTGCAAGCGTTCCAAGGTATCGAGGGAGGTATGGCACTTTTCGGCGTAGAGTCTGAGAGCGTTATGAAAACCCTTGTTAAATTGCAAGCGTTGGCGGCCTTATCGGACGCACTTAAAGGCCTCGGAGCTCTGGGCGATACAATGACAGAGATAAAGGCCTCGTTTTCTGCGGCGGCCACTCAGTTAGGACTATTCACAGCGGCCAAAGAGGTTGATACTGTCGTAACTGTAGGCGAGACAGTGGCAACCGAGGGCGCTACTGTAGCGACTAACGGACTAGGTAAAGCGATGCTTTCCCTCCCTATTGTGGCTTTAATTGCGGGAATTGCCGCACTTGCTGCGGGGCTTGTTTACCTTGCGACCAAATCGGACGGAGTGGCTGAGAGTATCGGAAAAGGATTTAAGGCGGCCCATAAAGCCGTTATCGACTTTAATAAGGAGCTTTCTCGTATTGGAGATATCCAAGACAAACAAACCGAGACCATTCTCGCGAACCTAGACCGAGAGGCGCGTCGTCGTATCGCTATGGGGGAGGATGAAATTAAGGTACAAAAGGAGATTAATATCCGTAAAATTGAACAGTTAAAGATAGGTATCGCCCAAGATCGTAGCTCCGTAAAACAACTAGAGGCAGAAATAGCTAAATTAAAAGTTTACGAGGTGCAAACTAAACAGCTAATATTGCAACAAATAGCGCAGACCCAAATAGACTACGCGAACAGCTTAACGGATATAGGCAGAACTCAGGCACGAAACAAGGAAAAGGATCTACTCGAGCAGCTTAAAGCCCTCGAGAAGTCGAACCAAAAAACACTATTTGAAACGAACAAACTACTCTACCAGAAAACCGCCGAGATAGTTAACGCCAAAGACGCAGTAATGGAGCTAGAACTGTCTCAAATGGAGCTAGACAAAACCGAACGCGAGAACGCACAGAAAGCCGCAGAGGACCGCAAAAAACAGGCTACCGATACTGTAAAAGACGCGAAGAAACTAAAGGCCGAACTCGATAAAATCGATAAGGAGTACGAGGACGCAGCGCGCAAAAGACGCGAAGCGGCGGAGGACGAAGCGGAGAAACGCGCAGAATTTGCACTAGCACAGAAGCGAAGCGAAAAGGAGGCCTTAGACGCTATCGACTTGCAAATCGAAAAGGACGCAGCCGCTAAGGCTCTGGAGGACGAAATCGCAGACGAGAAAAGACAGGAGGCCGCACTAGCTGACAAGCTAAAAAAGGAGGAGGAGGCCCTCCAAAAACGCTACGAAATGGCGCAGAATTTCGCCGACGCTTCGAACGCATACGCGCAGAAAGCGCTGGACGAAAAGCTGGCGATGTTAGACAAAGAAATAGACGCGAGCCAAAAACAGCAAAACGTACTCGAGGAGCTAGCAAATAGCGGAAACATACAAGCCCAACAGTCCCTAACTGAGCAGTACAAAATAGAGGCAGAGGCAGCGCGTAAAAAGGCAGAACTCGAGAAGAGAAAACAAGAATTTGCTATAATTAGCCAGACGATAAACTCCTTTTTACAGGCGCGAGCAGCGGGGGAAAACGTGGGGCAGGCTTTGGCTTCGGCTGGAGGAGACGCCGCAGTATTGCAGTCCCTTGTCGCTATGCTTCCCACGTTCTTAGAGGGGACCGAAAACACGGGCAAAGTATCGAACCCTTTAGACTCAAACGGCGGACGTTTGGCAGTTATTCACGACGAAGAGCGTATCTTAACTAAAGAACATAACGCAATTATAGGAAACATGAGCAACGCCGAGCTGGTTAATACCGTACAAATGGCGAAATTTAAAGACAATACTACGGACTCAGCTCCTAGCGGGTGGGATAATGCGGCGATAATTGCAGAGCTACAGGGCGTAAAACAAGCGATAAAAGCGCAGCCAGTACCTAACTTAGAACTGGGCCGCATAACCCAGAAAACTATGGAGATCGTACACACTATAAAAGAGGGCAACCAAGAAACAAAAAATACATTTCGCATACGATGACAAACTACGAATTTCGCCACTTTATAAACGGGATTGAAGTCGTACCCGTTGGCGCCGAAAATATAGGGATAAAGCTCGATTTTATGAGCGATATATCGGAGGGCGAACTTACTACCGATACGCTGAAACTCACAAATGCAGCATACCGCGAGGTTAATATGCACGTGAATAGCGGCGAGGGGTTATTCGAGGGGATCCCGTACGAGATAAAGGTCGGCTCCGTAACGCTGGAGTACTTCGTTAACCTTACAGAGGGGGCTATTTTTGCGGATAGTTACGTCGAATGTAAGATACAAAAACGCTGGGCCCTGTCAACTTTCAGAGACAGAGCTCGAGGGCTTTCCTTTGAGAGCCTAAACGCAAACGCCCCTATCTCGGGGATCTTCGATATTCCGTATATTATCGTCCCAGATAACCAGATCGAGCTCTTTATAATGCTATCCTTTGCGACCTACCAGAGTACGCTCGCAGTAATACAAGCGACCCGAGACTTAATAACCATAATAACAGCGGGAACCGTAGAGGCGTCGACCCCTATCGTGGGCGTAACGCCGTCAGTAAATGCGGGGGCTATCGCTTCGCTCATTCTTAAAATAGCAGCCCAAACTATCTATACTTTGGCCCTTATTTTAATACTGGTTAAATTGATTAAAGATATTATAGAGCTAATCGTCCCGAAAGTTAGGTATCTGAAAGGCTCTAAAATTAAAAACCTAATCGAACAGGGTTGCACGTATTTAGGTTACGGCTTCTCGTCTACTTTGCTCGATGCAATTGGAGGGCTTACACACTTGCCCGTCCCGCTTGTTAAGTCTAACCCTAGTATTTTAAGCCAAATACTCGGAAACTCTACGGCGTACTATAACAAAGGGTATCCTACGGCGTCCGATACTACGCCCCAGCTTTGGGATTTAATTGGCGAGATAAGGGATTTATTTAACGGTAAAGTGTATATCCGTAACAAGGTCGTACACTTGGAACGCAGGGACTTTTTAGCCTCTTTTGCCAGCTCTTCGCTTGTCAATACCCTAAACCTCCAGAACATACGAGAGAACGCTACCGAGTTTAATTTTATGAACACTTGGAAACGCTACTTTATGCACTACCAATTCGACCCCGCGGACCTCTGGACTATGGACGGAATAGAGGGGGTTTTCGCTGAGTACTCTACCGAGGCAATTAATACAACTAACGCGGATCTGGTAACTATTAAAAACCTTGCCGAAATTCCTAGCTCTTTTAGTCTGGCAAACAGAAAAAAAGAACTAAACGCCGTAGAGAATAGCCTCTCAGTTTTGGCTATAGGAGTCGATAATACTATAAATTTCTTAGGGGGAAACTCAAATTTAAACGCTTTACTCCTTAACCGTATCGGAGTTACTCAGATCTCGCAGCAATTTTTTACCGTCTCAAAACTAATGTACACGATAGGAGGCAAACAGCCTGCGAACTTTGTAGACTTTATCGGAATGACTGCGATATATGACAACTACCACGTTATAAACCAAGTAAAGGAAAACTTTAAGGCTATCGAAAAAAGCGCGGTCCCTTTTGCTCCTTTGCAGTTTGAAAACATGATTAATAATAATTTTTTCTTTGACCAGAACGGGGGGCCGCTAGAAATTCGTACTTTTGAATGGACCAGCGGAGCAGCTAGGGCCTCAATAGAGTATCAATATCCTAGTACCAAAGCATGGAACACTAAAACGGTAAAAATTTCGTAAAATGGAAAGCCTAATAAAACTAGCAGAACAAGTTCAAGCCGAGACGGCGCGAGCTTTCGAGAAGTTAATCACTCCCGAAGTTATGGAAAAATTAACCCCAGAACAAAAAAAAGCTATCGCGGTAGCACAAAATCCGTTATCTTTGAGCGGAGGACTTTCGCAAAAGATAGACGAGTTACAAAAATTAATAGTTTCGATACATGGCGTTTAGTATAATCGACGAAGAGTACAACGGGCTGGCGGCGCTTTACGCGAACGCTGGGAAGTGGATAACTGGAGAGGTGAAAGTTAGTAATACTTTCACAATAGGGAGCGGAGTCTCGAACACGTTCACAGCTTCGGGCCTTGTTATTTCTTTACAGTCTGGGCTATGGGGTACGGCGGGCTTTGCTGCGGGCGACTCTATTACTATCTCTTTTTTCTCCTATTTAGGGGGTATTAACTATGGAGCTAAATCCTATACTCGTACGATCACATATATAAACGGTAATTTATTATATATTGACTCAGTACTGCCCGCACCGTTTACGAATTTAGTATATCCTACTGCGGGGAAAGTAGCGGGAATGTTAATACAAGCTAACAAACTACCCCAGCAAATAGACTTTAATTTCAATTTAACGCCTAGCGGTACGTCCTCGATTAATTCGATTATCGACGGACAAGTTAACCGCTTTAAAGCCTTGACAGGTTCGGCGGTTGTTGCTACTCCTATAACTATGGCGCAGCAAGGATTTAAGAGCGGGGGCCTTTTAAAAGATGTAACGATAACAAGGACGGCGGATACTGGCACGGGTGGGATAACTAAAAATTTTACTATCTCTTTTAAGTTCCTACAGTGGGGGCTATTCCTGAGCGGGCAAACGTTCCCGAGCTGGTACAATGCTGCGGACTGTTTAACTACAGCGGTACAATGCAAAAGCTATTCTCTGGTAGGCAACCCTAACGGAATGGCTACCGCAGTAAACGGAGTAAAGGAGGCAAATACTGGATACTTCGGGGAAAACTATAACGGCGGAGCGACTAAATACACTTTTAACAGTATCGACCTTTTCGACGCTTTGGCTAACCCTGTAGCCCAAATCGACTACAGCGGGCCGACTACTTTCTCGGCAACGTTAACGACGCCGAGCCAGTTAAACGGGACTAGCGTCTACCGTATAGGCGTATTTTTTGCACCCGAGGACGATACGCTTTTTAAAAATCTACCTACAGGGCTAGGGAATAACCTACTTTTAAACGCTCCAGAGGTTAACTTTTTACACTCAGGAACGCCGAGCCCGACCGTTTACAGCGGTCTAGCTAACGCGGAGGGGGTATCTATTGACTTGACAAATTTACAATTTAGTCATGCAGCGGGAACGCTTACGGTTTCGGGGCTTTTAACAGTGAATAACGGCGCTACTTTTTTCGATGCTATCGCAGACGGGGGGCGTAAACTTGTTATTTACGTGCAAGTCTCAGACTATGCACTAGACGGGACAGGAAACGACGAGACTAACGTAGTAATCTATTCGGACGATTGCTTTAACGCTCCTACTTTAGGCGTACAAATTCCAACGATAACGACCGAAACTTTAACCGATCACGGAGGGCAGGATACAACTAGCTCGGTAGTCGGTAACATTACAACAGAGGACGACGTGCTCTACAGTTGCGCTTTTACGCTGCCAGAGTCTACCGTTTTTGAGGGTGTACGCTGCGCTATTTCAGCTAGAAATACCGTAACGGACGAGAGCTTTACGCTAGAAACTCAAACGCTTTCTTTTGGGAGCGTTCCCTATATCGCTGGGATTTACGAGGCTAATATCTCAGTCCCGAGAAATTTCCTACTACCTCCCACCTCAGACCGAAACACTATAACGTTAACCAGATACCCGAGTCTAGACGGTGGCGGGCAGTATGGGCTACTTTTAAACTACGGTTTTTTAACTGACTGGAGATACTGGCAGGAACTAAGCGCCGTAAATGATTTTTTCTTCGATGCTGCGGAGGATTTTAATGGTAAGAATAGAAACTGGCAGCGCTTTTTTACTGGAGACTGGAGTCTATTCGTAGAGCTTTACACTCAAAAGGACGGAGTAGAAGATTTTAACTTCTTCGAAATTAAGCCGAGAACCTACGAGGACGAGCCTAGCGTATCGCTGGCGACAGTTATAACCTCGCCAGACGGTTCTAACCCGTCTACTTTTTTGGCGGGCGTAGAGTCAGGCCTAGCCCTTTCCTTTTCGTGGGATCAACTATTCGATAGTTCGTGGGTACAAGTTACCGCAGAGAACAAAGAGGGGGCCCGTATCGGTTTTGTATCTTCGGTCCTAGACCAAGGTAACATAAATACAAATATTTTAAAACCTGTAACGGGACAAACTAAGTTAATACTGGCAGGCAACGGGACCAATACACTAACGACGGCGTGCAAAGTAGATTTAACAGACGTAGCGGCGAGCGATATCTCCCTTACTTATAGAGTTTTCTCGCTTCCAAAGGGTACGCTGGGCTATATTATACAAGCTCGAAAAGACGCGAAACTCGCCTACTCTTTACAGAAAATAAGCCCCGACGCCGTGTACTCAGGCCCATGTATTAACGTACGTAGGGACTCAGATAATACCTTTACGGATATAGGCTTTATCGGTAGCGCTTTAGATACTGCGGCTCTTTTGGCTTTCGTTGGCGCTGGTAGCGGATACGTTCGAACTTGGTACGACCAAGGCGGCGGAGGACTTAACGCGGGACAGGTTACACTTTCCAAACAGCCAAAAATAGTTAACTCTGGGGCGCTTATTGTGGATCCTTTGAACAGCTTACCCTCGATAGAGTTCGACGGCGTTAACGATTTTTTCGACCTTAGTCAGACGTTCGCGTGGCCTTTGCGCTTTATGCAGACTTTTGTATCTAACAGAAACGCAGGGGCGGGAATTATCGCGTTAGGTAACGGCGCAGACAACGCGACGACGGCCCTCTGGTTAGGCTCTCCAGACAATCGCGTCTTTACTTGTATCGGAGCCCTCGAGGATTTAGGAACCGAAAGCACCAGCCAACAGGCCCTTATAACTGTAGTACATAACAACGATACGCCCCTTACTTCGATATATGTTAACGGGGCGCCTTTCAATACTACGGCCGAAAGTAATAACGCTAACACTCTGGAGTATGTCGGGAGACTCGGCGCTTACTACGCTCAGGGGTTAATGCAGGAGCTTGTTTTTTGGGACAAAAATAAAGAGAGCGAAAGGGCTCTAATTGAAAGTAATACGATACTAAGATATGGACTATAGAAAAAAAATAGACTATTCTCCCGTAACGCTTCCGAGTAAACCAGAGGACGAGGACAGAGGCGCGCACGGTTGTTGCTTTTCGTTTCCAGTAGTGGCCTCTACGGCTTCGGCGGATACGTGGAAAAACGACAAAAAGCTAGTTTATTACAAAAAGAATGAGGCGGGCGACTCGGTTACGTGGACCCTCTCTAAGTGCGGTACTGGCGTAGTCGCAAATTTAGGCGTTTCTCTGATATGTCCTAACGAACCGCTGGGCGTTGGGTATATTTTCGACTGGCGTAGTATTTTACTAGCGTACGGGATAGGAGAGTACTCTATCGCTATCGTTTTTAATATTGCAGGAATTTCTGGAGGGTACACAGTCGGGGAGTACGAGCTTTTCGAGTACGATATAAAGCGACTAAATAACTCGATACGTGTTAGGTCCCTTTATAATTCGTTTAGTTTGGCCGCAGACTTTGACTTTACAAACAGCAACGCCGAGGACACTATCCGAACGTCTGGAATTTTCGGCTTTATGGATCCGAACACACAGATAGATAATTTACTCGATATTAACAGGACCGTAGTAAAAACTACTCGCGAAAACTTAAAAGCGTTTCACTTAACAGCCGAGCCTTTAGTATCGGAGGAGTCTAAAGCGCTAGTCGATTTTATTCTTTTGAACGAGGACGGGCTTTTTATCTCAGACCATAATAAAACAAATCACGACTACCAGCTTTTAGACTATCCCGTAGTACTGGAGAGCACTATCGCGCTGGAGTATTTAGGGGCTTCTCGTTTGGTTACATTAAAGGGCTCTTTTGGGGAGCGTAGAAAAATAAATAAATCCTACTACAATGTCTAGTACTATTAAGATAAACGGGAATTTTTTCCAGCTTTACGATACCGCTACGGGGGACGAGATTATACGCTCTAATCGTGCAAATACTACATTTTCGATCGACAGTAGCGACGTTTTTAGTTTCTACTTTGACTCCCCCGTAAAAACGCAGTTTCCACTAGGCACGCCTACGGAGGTTTATCCTTTTAATTTTGACTTTGCCGACCTTATCGACTCCCGTACGGGGCTCGCTTTTGTTTCAGTCGCGGACCTAGAGACCTACCTAAGCGAAACACTGTGCGGGGTTCTTGTCGGGTCCGATCCACTAAAGGAGGATAAGATTAATAAGGTTAGCGATTTTACGGTAATAGACGAAATAACCTACCCGAATACTAAGGCCGTAGTAGGTTTACTCTCAGGACTTACGGCTTACTTTTTTTATAAAACAGCGAGCGCCGTAGTGCCTGCATATTACCAGATGAAAACGGACCCGAGCGGCGGAGCCCTCCAGACTATTGTAACGGCTGGGATAATTTCGGGGCAAAAATTAACTACTTTTATAACAAACACGGGGAGCCCTAACATAACTTTTTTACCTAGCGGAGTCGTGCGGGTTAATATCCACGCCGACAAATCCGTAGGGACTAAAGACGTACAACTTTACGCGGTAATCTCAAAGAGGATTCTAGCAGGAACCGAGACGGTAATAGTAACAACGGGCTATTCAACTCTACTACCTTTAGGAGGAGCGAGCGCGGACTATTTCGTAGACGGTTCGATAACTGCGGGGGTGCCTTTGCTTTCTACGGATTTACTTTTAGTAGATATTTACGCATATTGCCCTCTCGGCGGTTCGGCTCCTACTATTACTTTAGGCGTAGAGGATAACACGGCGGCGCGTTTAGAGCTACCTAGTGGGACCGTAGACCTCTCAGGAAAAGAAAACACAGCGAACAAACAGAACAGCCTAACGGTAGACGGTACGGGGGTAAAATTCCCAACAGTCGACGCCGTTAACGCAGGGCTAGCACTAAAGGAGGATAAAATACTTAAAGACGCCTCTGGAGGTTATGTCGGAAAGACTTTGCAAAACATAAACTTTGTTAATGTAGCTAATACTTTTACCTCGTTTTTTACTAATTTAAACACGGCCGCAAGGACTTACACTTTTCCGAATAGAACGGGGACAATTGCGGATAATACGGACCTAGCTCTAAAGCAAAGCACCTCTGGAAAGGATGCGTCTAACGGTTACGCAGGACTGACGCTTTTAAAGATAAATTTTAAGAACGTCGCTAATACTTTTACCTCGTTTTTTACTAACACGAACACAGCCGCAAGGACTTACTCCTTTCAAGATAGAGACGGGACTATCGCAGACGGTACGGACCTAGCTCTAAAAGAAAACACAGCGAACAAACAGAACAGCCTATCGGTAGACGGTACGGGGGTAAAATTCCCAACAGTTGACGCCGTTAACTCGTTCGGTATTACTGTAGATTGTACCGATAATTTGACGGGCACTTTTGCGCTTTCCTATGCGTATAAAATTAACTCAATCACAAACATAACAGGAGCGCCAACGGTTACGATTTTAGACGACGGGGCAGCGTACACTTTAACGAACACGATAGCAGCTAATAGCGTTATGCAAATAACCGCTAATATCTCTAGTAGATTTCAATTAAACATTCAAAAAGTATGATGTTAAATAGTAATTACATAAAATTCAACCCTAACTACGGGCTCCTCCAATTCAAAAATACGGAAGCGAGAGGCGGGCTTATTTCTGCAATTTCAGAGAATGAGACTTGCAACGTTTCAACGATCAATTCAAACATACCAATTTTTGACGCTTCGATACTGTTCTTAACTCCGCAAGCGTGGAAAGCTAGCCTTTTACTATCTACTAAACCGCTAGACTCTACGGGAGACTTTACCGTAGTACGGGCAACAACGGCGACGAGGGTAAACAAAAACGGTATTATCGAGAGCGTTATAGCAAACGCCCCGAGGATAGACTACACGGGCGGAGGCTGCGCTAGTGTTTTAATCGAGCCCCAGAGAACAAATATATGTTTGAGGAGCGAGGAGATCGATAGCGCTACGTGGGTTAAAATAAACGCGGGTACTGGAGTACTGCCAGCCGTTACAGCTAACGCCGTAACCTCTCCCGACGGTACGACTAACGCGGATACTATCGTACTGGATAGAGGAGCGGGAAACACTGGCGGCGATTATTCATGGTTTTATCAAAGTGCGACTTTTGCCGCTGACTTTTACGCCCTTTCTTTTTGGATAAAAACCTCTGTTATTGGAGACGTTGGAAAGACTATACTCGCTAGGCTTTCAGCTTCGAATGCTTCTCAGGTTGTTACTTTGACTTCTACGTGGACTAGGATCACAATAGTATCGAGTTCGGCGGGAGCTGCGGCGGCGGCCGAAATCGAGTTCTTTAACCGTGGAACTTTAACAACGGGTAACAGCGTTTCGATAGATTTATGGGGGGTACAAGTTGAACAGGCAAAAAGTAGCTCCTCTTATATTCCGACAACCTCGGCCAGTGTAACAAGAAACGCAGATGAGATTTACAAAACTGGAATTTCTAGCTTAATACCACAGCCAGAGGGTAGTATTTTTGTCGATTGCGTAGTAGATTCTTTTAACGGTAATGCAACCGTTAATATTTTAAACGCAGAGAGAACCTCGGCGTGTTCTTTTTATTGCTATATCGATACTTCTAATAATATTATTTTTGGTATTTTAGACGGGGGTAGCGCAGTTTTAACTTTAACCGCGACAGACGCCAGCTTCCTAGTAGGTCAAAGGCTAAAGATTTTAATTAATTTTAAAACGGGAAGCTCTAAGCTATACGTTAACGGGGTTTTAAAGGATACCCAAGTAAGCGCCTTTACTTTGTCCTCAACTTGGGACGATATTTTTATAAACGATAAAACTACTTACTTCGCAAGTCAAGGACTAAACAGATACAAACAAATTTCTTTTTTACCTTTTATTTCAGATTCGGCTCAATCAATTCAATTGACAACTTTATGATACATAAACTAAAATACACGGATAAAGAAAGCGCTATTTCGGACCTACTCGCAAAAGGCGTAATTGTAAAAAATGACAAAGGCTTTTTGAATAATTCAGAAAGCACCAGCGCCGTAGTTTATATCGGTCTAATAGTTGACTCTCCGCCCGTTTTTGGTGTAGATAGAGAGGCGATAACAGAAGCGACCTACCTAGAGGGCTACCACGTGGACGTTATGCTTAAAAATGAGGTCGTATTTGAAAATGAAATTTTTGTCAAAAACCCCAAACATATATTTTCAGTTTAAAAAATAAGGGTATATTTACGCTATGAATTTTACAATAGAAAATTTAATTTCAACAGGTCTCTGCCTAGCTATGTACGGGGCCCTTTATTTAATCGGAAAAAAAAGCGTTAAATAATGAATTTAGCAGAGGTAGCCACAAGGTACGGAGCGCTCGGGGTTGTTTGCCTCTGGTTAGGAGCGACAAACTCGAGACTTTCCAACGTGGAGAGTAAACTAGACGACTGTCAGGAGAAAGTAATTAGCGAAATACGTAACAACGTTTCGACGCTCCACAAAATACCATTTAAAGCGCTCGCAGTACTACCTAACCCCCTAAAAATAGTAGAAGATGAACAAAATACTAGAGAGATTTAAAGCTCGTACTCCTGAGAGAGATAAAAAGCTGGGCAAGTTAGCCACTAAGGTAGGCGCTGGAGCTGCGGCCGCTTTTACGCTTATCCCTACTCTGGGGGTTGTTTGCCCTCCTCTGGTAATGTTAGCCCTTGGGGTTATCGCCGCAGTCTTTGGAACAAAGGCAGTTTGGCACGGCTTGCAAACAGAATTAAAAGAGGATCCTAAAAACAAAGATAATGAGCAAAATTAGTATTATAGCAAAGTCCTACATAGGGCAAAAAGAAATAAGCGGAAACAAAGGCTTTGTAAATAAAGGCTTTGACGACAAAATGGAGGCCGTGGGCTTCTATATCGGCGCGCCTTGGTGCGGCTTTTTTACGCAGTTAGTCTGGAAAGAGGCAGGCGAGGACTTGGCTCCTCTATCCTCGAGTTCAAAGTCTGTTATTGACAAAGCCGCAAAGAGTGGAAACTGGCACGCTAAACCCGTAGCGGGGGCGGTCGTAGTTTGGGCTATGTTTAAGAACGGCCGCAGACAATGGCAGGGCCACCTTGGTATCGTTACAGATGTAAGCGAGAACGGCGTAGACTATTCAACGGTAGAGGGAAACACTACGGACAAAGGAGGCCGCGAGGGTATAATGGTAGCGGTTAGAAATAGACAGCTAACAGCCGACAAATGGAAAACAGAGAACGGGCTCCGCTTAATGGGCTTTGTCTATCCCAAAAATATTTAAAGAAAATAAAGCGAGTTTTTAGGGTCTCATAGTCCGCAGTTTCTCAGCTTTTTGGCCCCTGTTAATCGCAGGGGCTTTTTTATTTTCACTTTTTTTCAAATTATTTTTGTTTTTTGTTTGCAGTATTCAAAAGAATAACTATATTTGTCAAACAGAAACAATTTAAAAACAGAAAAAAGATGAACAGAGAAGCACTAATAATCGCAATAGAAGAAAATGAAAAGCGTATCAAAGCGCTACAGTGTAACGAGTACGGTACGCCTGTAGATATGGACTTCGCTAACGCCCTTTATGCTATCGAGGACGATTTAAACCAACAACTAAACGAAATACTTAACTAAATGGAAACGCCGATACTGCACGAGGTGGAGCTCCAGTACAGAAACTTTTTAAGTTTAACGAGTATGCGAGAGCCCTCTATTATTATCGTTCACACGAAAACGCGCGATAAAATGCTGGCGGAGGCCCGAGAGCTTTACGGCTTCAACGGCGCCACCGCTATAGGTATGTATCGCAATATCAAAATAATAACAAGCCCCGAAGTAAAAGAGGGTATAATCGAAATATATTAAATATGGAAACAACTAAAAAGGACCCCAGAGGAGGGGCTAGAACGGGGGCAGGACGTCCACGCAAAGAACCTACGCAAGTCTTAGGGGTGCGCGTTCCCGTATCTTTGCACTCAGACTGTAAGGACCTAGTAAAAAACTACGTTAAGAATATCGCCGACGAGTGGAACCCGCTAACCTCGGAGGCACTCCTAGACCTTGGCTTTAGTGTAAACGATATAGACGTCGAAAAGTCTAGGCAGTTTTTTAGGTACGAGCTGGATACTTGCACGCTCTACGTTAAACTTAGCGGCCGCGTAACCCTAGACGCCGCCTACTTAACAGAGGAGGCCCTACTTTTAGAGGGCGCAAGTCTTAGCCAAATTAAAAACCTTTTAAACGCCTTACGGTCATGAGCGAAAAATCAAACTACTATAATCCTTTCCCACTAGGGAGACGCGTCTACGATTTACGCTACGAGTACGGGACCGTTATACAAGTTAAAGCTGCGGGCTCTCTTCCGATTATCGTAGAATTTAAAAACGGTCTGCGTATAGCTTACAACTTCGACGGCCGCGAGGACTGCGCGAGCGCAATCGCTATGCTTTACAGTAAAAAGATGAAAGTAGTAATAGATTAAGCTATGCGGGTTATCTCACAGGACGAACTTTTTATGCTTCGCAGGCTTTGGCAAAATACGGAGCACTCCGAACTCTGCCAGATGTTCGATATACCGTCGACAAGGATCTTAAATCTAAAAGGGCAGTTTATTAAAGAGGCGCAGGAACTAGCCCGACTCGAAAAGGACTACCTCGAAAAGAGTAAGCGCGCTATCGGTGCGGGTTGCTACTTTGAAAACGGATATCTAGCCGAGAATCTAGAGGGCTGGGAGAGGCAAACACTTCTAAAAGGTCCAAAGTATAAGCTATAAAAAAAGGAGGGTCTAGAGCCCTCCTTTTTCAATCCTACCTAACCAGTGTCAATTTAAACATTCAGTAAAAAAATACTCAGAAAGTACGAATATACAATTTATTTTGATATGTACTGAGAAATTCGGAATTTTACCGCCTCCATTAGTCCGCTCTGGAGCACGTCCTTTCTTTTTTGGGCGGCGATTACGTCCTCGTCCATAGTTCCAGAAACTACCAATTTGTTAATAATAACATTATTTTTTTGGTTCGGTCTCTTCAATCTTCGGTTAAGTTGCTGCTCGAGTTCTAAATCCCAAGTATTGCCATACCATACTATTATGTGGCCGCCAGCCTGTAAGTTCAAGCCGTGCCCTCCACTGGCAGGGTGTAAAAGTAAAAGCGGTATTTTCTGGGCGTTCCAGTCTTTTATATCGTCGTCAGTTTTTAGCTGCCTCGGGCTATACTTTTTAAACTTCTCGAGGATCCGCGATAAATCGGAGCGGAAAGTATATGCTACCAGTACGGGCTTTCCTTGGGCCGCCTCCATTATATCCTCGAGGGCCTCCAGTTTCAAGTTGTGGACCTCGTGGACTCCTCGCTCTGAGTCGTACACTGCCCCGTTAGCGTATTGGAGTAATTTAGTATTTAAGGCCGCAGCGTTGGCCGCCGTTATTTGCGTACCGTCCTCGGCGAAAAGCTCGAGAACTTTCTCGCGCTCGAAAGCTAAATACTCGCGGCGAACCGCTGGAGGCATTTCGATTTTAACTATATTTTCGATAAACTCGGGTAGGTCGATATAGTCCTCCTGTTTCATCGAGACTACAATATCCGCGATAAGCTCCGTTATTTTGGTCGTGTTCTCTTCGCTACAGCCGTACTTGTACACTATGTGGCCGTTTTGTTTGGCTGCGTAGAAAAACGCCTCTTTGTAGGCCGTTATCGTTTTGCATAGTCTGGCCCCTCTATCGAGGAGGTACATTTGCGGCCAAAGGTCTAGGAGCCCGTTAGGCGAGGGCGTTCCTGTTAAGATTATAACACGCTTAAACGAGGGCTGCGTTAACTTCAAAGCCTTAAAGCGTTGGCTGCTCGGGTTTTTAAAGCTGCTACTCTCGTCGATTACCAACATATCGAAGGGAAGCCCTGCGCCGCCGTAAATACCGCACAGCCATACTATGTTATCGCGAGAGATTAGATACACGTCTGCGGGTTTCTTTAGGGCCTGCATTCGTCTGCCTGCGTCTCCTGCCACTAGCGAGAACGTTAAATGCTTTAAGTGTTCCCATTCTTGGGCCTCTTGCATCCAGACGCTTTCTACTACTCGCTTAGGCGCGACGATTAAAACTTTAGTTATATCTAGGTCCTCGTAGATTAGGGTATTTATAGCGGTTAAAGTCGTGGCAGTTTTGCCGAGGCCCATATCTAAGAATAGGCCAAAATGGCTATTATCTAGGACTAAATTAACTCCGTGCGTCTGGTGTTTGTATAGTTGGCTCTGTGTTCTCATTTGTCAAAAATCTGATTAACTGATTTACTTTCTCTTTGCTATCTATTACTCGGGTCTCAAAGCCCATTTTTTCAAGTTCTCGCATAAATACGGCCTGTAATGCGCTCGGCTTTTTGCCCTCTTTTTTCAGCTCTACAAATACGGTTTTTCCTTGGTAGAGTATTTGCCTGTCTGGGATACCGCTCTCGAAAGCGGGGACCATTTTAATAGCTCGGCCCCCTATTTCTTTTATCTTTTCGCGGAGATACTTCTCGATTTCTCGCTCTGGTGTTGTTTTGCTCATAGTAGCCTGTTTTTTGCAATTTCAAAATATTTTTTATCTGTCTCAAATATCAAAGAGCTAAAGCCTAAATCCTGCGCAACTTTTGCAGTTGTGCCACTGCCTCCGAATACGTCTATAATTAACTCGTTTTCTTTGGCCGTTGTTAGTATAATTCGGCGTATTATCTCCTCGGGTATCTGGCAAGGGTGCGCGGTTTTCTCTCTCGAAACGTTTTTAACTTGGTTAACCTCCCACCAGTCGTATAGTTTAGCCCCCGTTTTCCCCTCCTCGATTCTTTTTTTTATTCTTTTGTCGTTTAGATTTTTATAAGGTTGTAAAACTTTACGAAAATCGGGTTTACAGCCCCACCAACTAATTAGGCGGCTTTGTTTTCCTGTGTTCGAATTATATACCCAGCATACTACTTGCTCGCATTTCGCGGTTATCGCTCGAGGTAGTAGGTTTATCGTCTCCTCTGGGTAGTGTATAATCACGCAGGGCGTCGGTATCTTCGCGAGGAGTTCGATATACTCCCGCTCGTTCAGCTTGTCCTTATACTCATTGTACGCGTACCCTTGGTTGTACGGCGGGTCTGTAATCGTCAGCCCTTTAGGTATTTCATGCGCTCTAAAATCTTCGTTTATCATTAAAGATATACTTTCTTTTTTCATCTGTTTAGCTTTTAATTCGTTCGTAGTATCGTTGTTTCCCGTAGGTCTTAAAGTTCTTTGTCGATAAGTGCGGCGTCCAGTCTGGTAGTACTCTAAGAATATCGTTTAACTCCTTAGTATTGTATCGACTTATCTCCTCCTTTGTTTTGCCCATACACTCGCACCAGATTTCGGCCACACAAACAAAACGGCGGGAATTTTTGCCCGTTTGGCCCTCACTTCCGAGGTAGGCCCTGCGCTCGAATAGGTCTAGGCTCTCCCAGTTGTCGGGTAGTAGTGTATCTAGGTACTTAGTAATTATTCCGTATCTTTCATCGGTCTCAGAGTGGAGGGCTTGCTCGTGGCGTGCCAGTGCTTCCACCTCGTCCGATAAATAGAGTAGCTCTCCAGCTTTTACCATTTGCATAGCTTCGGCCCAAATTTGCCCTACTTCGTCCTCCAGATCCTCAAAGACTGACTTTTTAACCTTATCGCGTTTAACATCTACGGGCAAAAAGCGACGGTTTCCCGACGGATCGCGCAGAAAGTCCGAGTTGTTAGTAGTACCTACAAATATACACTGGCGTTTAAAGGTCTCAGTAGTACGCGCGTAGGCTGGCCTAAATTGGTCCTGTTGCTTTGTAATAAAGTGCTTAACGGCTTCGACTTCCGCCTTTCTAAGCCCTGCGAGTTCTGCTATTTCAATGATCCAAGCGCCTTGAATCTGTTCTAGGGCCTCCTTTCCGTGTACAGTCATAAATGTATCACTAAACCAGCTACGCCCTAGAGTATTAAAAAACGTAGACTTTGCGCTCCCTTGGCTCGGGTCTACGAGTACGAGTACATAGTCAAATTTACAAGCTGGACGGAAAACTCTATTTACAGCCCCCGCTAAAACTTTCCGCATTACTTGGCGGGTGTATATCGTATCGTCTGCCCCGAAATAATCGCAGAGTAAAGCCTCTACGCGTTCCACCCCGTCCCAAACTAAGCCGCTCAGATATTCACGTATTGGGTGGAAACTATTCCTTTCTACCTCCAGAGTAAAGGAGTCCTCTATTTTCATTTGAGAACTGATTTTATAAATACATTCTATGTAATTTCGGAGCCCTGAGTAGTCTACATTCTTTAGCGGTTCGGGCTCAGGCACTTTGCGCCACGGTACGGACTTACAAATATAGCGCTTTCCGTCGAACTCGTTCAGCTTAAAGGCATCCTTTAAAAAGCGATCCTTTTCGAGTATTAGGTTAATGTTTCCCGCAGTACTCAGATACTCGCCTTTCGCGTTAATTTCTAGGGTCGCCATCCAGTCGATATCGCTCTGGTCTATTTCTACCTCGTCGCTAAACGTTTCCTTTGCGTCGTCGAAATTTTCGCGGGCTATCGTTTTGCGTACTTGCATATCCTCGCGCGCTAGCTCCTCCATTAAGGAAAAGGATTTTTTCCCGTTCTCGCCTTGGTCTAGGTGCCCGAATTTGTGCAACCTAACAAGGTCGAAAGCGTTACATAGTTTACCGCCTGCGGGGTCCGTCCCATGGTGGGAGTATGCGAAGGTATTCTCGTACAATACCAGACCGCAGGAGGTGCTCCCTTGCGTATAGGTGTAGCGTCCGTCTGTTGCTTCGGTATAGGTCTCTGGCAAATACTGGGCGATTGCGTCCTCTATCGAATAGGTTCTACAAAAAGCCCCGACGATTCCTTTTTTAAAGTGCGGGTCCTCCTGTTTAGTTGCTGCGTCTCCTATTTCTCTGATTTTACGGTCTGCGGTAGGCCAGAGACTCGTATCTTTCCAGTCTTTATATGTTGCCAGTACTTCGTCCACGCTTAGGATAGCCCCCTTTTGCTCGTCGCAGTAGAAAACTACGTCTTTAGGGTGCGAGGGCCAAAACATTAGGCGGTTAACCTCAAAAGTGGTATTATCGAATTGCTCGATACCTAAGTCGCCCGCTATTTTCCGAGAGACTGCGCTATATTCGTCCGCAGAGGCTCCGCGGTCCAAAGGAATTAAAAGCCTATATCTGGGCTCCTGCGCACTGTGTTTGTGCGTGGCATGAATAAAGGCCGCATTGTCGAACATTAAACAGAACGTATCGAAAAAATCCGTTTCGGCGAAGTCGACGTCTAAAGTTAAAACGCAGCGCTCCACTACATTGTCGGGGCTCCGTTTACCGTTACGCAAATAGCCCCCAACGTATCCGCCGACGTCCTTAATTTCGCTTTGGTCCGCCTTGCTAGCCTGCAAAAACTCGCGCAAAGTTTCGCGGGTCTGTGTGCTTTGGCGTAGCTGGAGACAGAACTCGCTCCAGAGTAAAGTCGTATTTTTCCACAGCTTAGACTTTGCCGACTTCCCGACTGCTAAAGAAATTTTTACATCTTGCATTTGAGGCGGTATTTTTTAAGCGTTTCGCGCATTTCGTCCGTGCACTCTTTTAGATATTTCGCTGGAACTCTGAAAGCTCGCACCTTATAGGGTACCGCTTTAGGTCCTGAGTTTTTGCGACTTCCGCCGCTGCCTTTTCCGCCCATAGTTTTAAAGTTTGTTTGTTTTGCAAATATAGTTTTTAATTTGAATTAAATACTAATTATTCAAATAGTTTTTAATCTTTTTTATAAAAGGCGCACGTATAGCCGTCAGCCGAAAGGGGTAGCCCTTTAGCCCAGTCTGGCGCCTCGGCCATTAGCTCGAGGAGTTTATCGTACTCTTTAGTCGTTACGACCTCGGCCACTACTTCGTCGTGTACGTGCATAACTATATCGAAACCCTCGGCGCTAATTTTCTGCATACTGTAGAGGAGTAAATCCCTAGAAACGGCTTGTACTATGTTCTCAGTCAATTTGCCCCCGTAGGTATCGATCCAAGTCCACTGTTTAGTCAAAGTATCCACGCCCTTATATCTTATCGACTCCTTGCCGAAACGGTTAGTACTTAGCTGGGCGTTCCAGTATATTAGCTTTCTACCGCTCGGGAGTTCTATCTGCATACTCTGGGAGTTGGCCGAGAACGTAACGCCCGACGGGTGCTTTATTGTTTTACGGTAGCGGACAGCATCCAGCGCCATATCGTTATACGAGTACCATAGTTTCGTTATTTTCTGGTTAGCTGCTCGCCACTTGTTAACGATTAAGTCCATATCCGCCTCAGAAAGGCCCATTTTCTCGCCCCCCATAGTTTTGAGCGCTCCAGTGGATCCTTGATAACCGAGAGCCAGCTCCGCGACTTTGCCCTTTTGTCTCAGGTCCGAGCCCTTGCCTATGCTTTCCAGAGGTACGTTGAACATCTTAGAGGCCGAAGCCTCGTAGATTTTCCCGTGCGTAGCGAAAACCTCCAGACGCCACTCCTCCCCAGCCAGCCACGCGATAACGCGGGCCTCTATGGCGGAGTAGTCAGCTACCGCAAAGCGTTTGCCCTTGCTCGGTATTATCGCCGTCCTAATAAGCTGGGAAAGCGTATCCGAAACGTCGAAACACAGTGCGAAGTCCTCGGGAGATAGTGCCTTTAATAGTTCGCGGGCAGTATCGAGGTCCTTAATATAGTTACGGGGTAGGTTTTGCAGTTGTATAAGTCTACCGCTCCAGCGTCCAGTACGTCCTGCTCCGTAGAACTGAAATAACCCGCGGGCTCTTCCGTCCTCTCCTCTACAGGCTTTCATCGCGTCGTATTTTTTAATGGAGGTTTTGCCCGTTTTCTGCCTAATTTGCAGGACTTCCCTAACAATCTGGCTACTTGTCTCTTTAAGTAGTGCCTCGGTAGAGTCTTTAGTAAGCGATTGAATTTTAAGCCCTGTGAGATCTCCTAGCCACGCTTTAAGCTGCGCCAAACTGTTAGGGTTTGAAAGTCCCGTTATTTCTTTTATACGTCTTTTTAATATTTCAGTGTTAACCGTATCCGCAAGGATAGCACTCTCTGCCATATCGAGGTCGATACTTACGCCCCTGTCGTTTATTCTTTGGTCTAATTGATACGCTAGGACCTCGCTCTCTGGTATCTTATAGCCTGCGAGTAGCGCCATTATTTCGCGCTCTGCCTCTACGTCGTTTATACAATACGTTTTGAACTGGTCCCACTTCTCGGCGTTATCGTCTGGCGTGTTTCTGGTCCTGCCTCCGTTCGTTGCGGTTGCTTTTACAGGCATACAGAAATATCTAATTAAAGCCGAACCCGTGGAAAGTTTCCCTTTCTCTCCCAGCTCTAGCGCTTTAGTGATAGCTGCCAAACCCATAGGCAGACCGCAGTACGCAGCTTTAACAGCCGAACAACGCCACTCCTCAATCGGCCGCCCGTGGCCTATAGCCTCAAAACAAACGCGCTCAAAGGCTGCATTGTGTGCAACCTTAATAACTTCGGGGTGCTCGTACATCTTAAAAAATACGTCGGGGAGGTCCTTAAAGGCGTAACACTTAACGGGGTCCTTTCCGTAGGCATAGGCAACCATTAGGACCTCGAAATCTGGAGACGCTGCGTATTTATAAACGCCCTCAGTTTTAAGGTCTACGGAGCTAAAAGTCTCGATATCTAGGTGTAAAACGTTCATATTTTTTAGTTTTTAACCCAAAAAAAGCGCCACCCGTCGGCGCGCTTCTTTTGTTCGTCTCACCGAAATTTTAGATAAAATCGTCGTCGAAGTCTGCCTCTGCGAGCGCTTCGGTATATTGACCTCCTAAGCTCTCGCCGTCGTTTGTCTTTTGGACTGCATTAAGTCCCGCAGCTATCCCCTTACTTCCGTTTGAGTTATACGCGTAGAAATTTACAGAAACACGCCCGTAGCATCCAGAGTAGACAGCCCTAGCGTCCAAAACTACCGCTTTGTTTTCGTCTAGTACTATCGGTCTTTGTCTTGCCGAAGCATTAAAGAACATATGACCCGCAAACTCTGGCGCGTCTTTCTCAGTATCCCCGTCTCTCAAAGGAGTTTTAAGCCCTTTGTCTTTTCCCGCGAACTTTGAAGCCTTGCCCTCTTGGATAGCTTCCGCGATTCCTTTCTCGAGTGCCTCGATAGTTTTCTTATCGGTTTTAGGAATAAGAACGCAAACGCTAAATTTTGCCTCTCCTCCGTCCTGTGAAGCTCTCGCCTCGAATAGGTTCGCGTAGCTTAGACGCGCTTCCCCTGTTACAACTTTTACAGCCATTTTTTTGTCTTTTTAACTGATTAATAAATAAACTTTGTTTTGCAAATATAATCAACTTTTTGAATTAAATACTATTTTTTCAAAAAATAATTAATTTATTTTAAATACTCCTAATCTGTAAAGCTCCAGAACTATATCCGCCTCGTGCATCGCATCGTCTGCCCCTCTGTGCTTCTCGATATAGCCGACCTCTCCGAAAAAATGCAAATGCGCCTCCTCTACGGTCGGCCACTTATACCCCGCGTAGCCGTTTCGGTTTGGTAGCTTACAGATATCTGTCGATAATTTCATCGGACAGGCTAACTTTTTGGGAAAGGTAAAGCTGCGGTCCTCCATAAAGCCAAAGTCGAAAGTATTGTTAAACGCCGTAGCTCCCTCGGGGTAGTCGTTTAGTATTTGCTGGATTTCTCGGGCGTACTCCTCCAGACTGTGCGCGCTTGCTATTTTGTTAGCGGTTAGATCTGAGTTTTTACAAATCCAACTATCGCGGAGTTCGGGCCACGTCGTACCGTGTTCGAGTACTACCTTATCGAATAGTACCTTTTTGGATCCTGCAGAAAGGTCCAGCTCTACTATTCCGATCTCTACAATATGGCCGCCCTTTTGCAAAAAGCCCGTAGTCTCTAGGTCTATTATTAATATCTTATTTTTGTTCATCTTCAAATTGTTTAAAAAAGCGGTCTATCGCTTGTATGTTTAATCTGTGTTTCATATCTGCCTCTTTTACCGCTGAAATTCGGGCCTCTTTAGTGGTCCTAAAAATATGCTCGCAAGTTAAAGAGACCCTATCTTTTAATTCGTTAGGGACGTAAGTCTCGCCCTCGTTCTTTTCGATTAGCTCTTTAGGTAGCTCGATTTTGTAGATATATTCGGGGTTACTCGCTGGAGGTAACTCTACCCCGACAATTGTACACTGGTGCATAGTGCCCCCGCTTTGTATAAAAACTCTCTCCCGCATTTCGAAGCGTTTCTCATTTCGAAGCGTTCCCGCAAAGGCGACCGTTCCCGAGTGTGTGGGGTAGGTTTGTATTTTTACTATTCTTTGCATAACTAAAACAGTTTAGGTGTAAATCGTTTTTTGTACTCTTCGACGGCCTCGTCTGCCCAGTTTTTAGCGCTGGCCTTTTCGCGGGAGTTATCGCTTCGGGTGTAAGCCGTGAACGTATCCGCCCAAAGTTTGCGCACTTCGTTATTAAAAGCCTCGGTCTTTTCGTCCAGTAGTTGCTCTACCACGTTCGATACTCTGTCCTTGGTTCGTCTATCTAAGCCCTCCGCCGCTTTAAAGGCGGCCTCGAGGGCTATTTGTGTATCTACTCTATTTATTTTCGGTTGCTCCATTTTATCAATTTTTAATCAAAATCACTTATTAAACTTATTTCTGCCCGTTTGTCCGAGCTATCCACTAGGGTAGGCTTTCCCGCAGGCTTTACTACTAAGTCGCCCAGTACTGCCTCAAAGCCAGCCTTTCCGAGTAACTTCTCGAGGGCTCCGATTCCTACCAGTTTGGAGCTCAGGATATCCGCGTCGGCGTATCCGTCAGCTCTCAAAGCATTAACGGCTTTTGTCGCGTCCTCGATAGTTCGATTACTGCGGCCCTCTACCAGCTTTAACCCGTCCCACTTTTTACCAGCTAAGGCCTCGGAGTACAAGAACTCGCCCAGACTGTTAAGCCAACGGCTCAGGCGGTCCGCTTTGGCGTATATCTCCAAAAGCTGGGCGTCTGTTAAAAGTCTCGGGTCCTGAAAGTCTAGGACTGCGAGCGCCTCGGTTTCTTTGGCAAGGGCTGAACAGCGTATTTTTGCCTTACAGAACCCGCACCAGCTACCCGTCTGGAGCTCTCCTTTGCCCTCATGGGCTTCTAAGGCTTTCGGCTTTACATAGTCGCGGCCCCATTCGATAAGCTCGTGCGCTGGAATTTCGAACACGCTAACCGCATCGAGGCGGGGCTGGTGTATGTGCATACGAATTACTTCAATATCGTACATAAACGCGTAGGCCTCCAGAGTTCCCAAAGCGTAGAGCTTTAGCTGAGAATTATCTACCGCCGAAACGCGCACGCCTTTACCGTATTTCAAGTCGATAACGTCTAGGACCTTATTAGCTACGATAGCATTATCCACCGTACCAAATCCCGCGGGAATGTATGCGGTTAAGTCTACCTTTATCTCTGTCTCGATTATCGCCGCACTGTCCGAAGCCTTAGCCACTGCATAGGCCTCTGTTACATAGTCGCAATACTGATCCGTGTACGCCTCCATTTCGTCAAGGTAAAGCTCATGTTTACGCGCCTCGTCCAGACGAAGCTCTAAAAGTTTGTTTAGTGTTCGGGTCTGTGTGTGGTGTTCTCTGAGTCTTAGCTTAATTTCTGCGATCTCGTGCGCCAGAGTTCCCTCCTCTGCAAAGACTGAGCTCGTATCTGGGAAGCTATCCTCCAGAGAGGCCGACGGCGTGCAATTAAGCCAACGCGAAGAGCCAGAGGCAGAGAGGCGCGCGTGCGCCCTCTGTCCGTGGTCTATGTTTTTGGCCTCCATTAAGAAATTGACTTAATATAAGTATAAAACGCTCCGAAGTCTTTCGGGTCTAAGGTGCTAACGCTTGCCACTCCGAACTCTGCCAGCTTTGCCTTTATTTTGTCGGCGTTTGATCTGTCTAACTTGACAAGGGCGCCCACGGATCCGCGAAGAGTTTCGAGATCTACGGCGCTAGCCTCTTCGGTTTCTACCTCTTCGGTTGTTTGGTCCTCCTGTGTTTCTACTTCGGGAGTCTCTTCGATAGGCACTACAGGAGCCGCTTTTTTAATAGGTCCTTTTTTCGGTTTCTCTTCCGTTACGATATTAATAACAGGAGCCGCCAGTACGCCCGTAGGTGTTGCGGTTGTTTGTCCGCCTAGTGCGGCCATAAATTGTGCAAGGGCTTGCACGTGTTCGGCGTTACATACGTCGATTGATATCGAAATGTTCATTAGTTTCATGATTATATTTGTATTTATTGGTTTATTATAAAAAATAGGTGTAAAGCGTAGGCGTAAAAAAAGCCGAGCCAAAAGCCTACTAAAAGATAGTTGTATTTTTTCATGGCTGAGAGTCGTATAGGCGTTCATAATCTAAACGCTGACGGCCCTCGAGCTCCTCGGTTAGGTTCCAGTCCATAGCTTCGCGGAACGTGTGGAACCGTTGCGGGGAACTTGGTCGCTTTTCCTTTGATAAGGATATAATAAAGAGTATTGTCGCCAGTAAAGCGAGGCAGACGCTTAGGTGTATCGCCGCCTTTTGTTGGGTTGTTTTTTTCATCTTATTTCTGAGTTTAAAATGTTTGTTTTGCAAATATAGTTTTTATTTTGAATTAACTACTATTAATTCAAATATTTATTTTTAGGCGCGAACTTTAAAAGTCGGCGCCATTGAATAAGAACCTAATAGGAGGGCGTACTCCTCGCCTCTAAAGATCTTCACTTTTTTACGAACTATTTCGCCGTCAATTAAAGCGGTAATAAAAGAACCTTTTCGAGTTAAAACTTTTGCGGTCCAAATGCAGTTACTATCGCAAATTGAACGAGCGACTAGAGTAGATCCTGCTAAAATTGTGTTTAAATTTTCCATTTTTCTGAGTTTTAAATTTTTTCTGTTTGACAAATATAATAACTTTTTGAATACTGACAACATAAATCGAAAAAAAGTTTTACAGAAAAACGTTAAAATTTTAACAGCCCAAACCTAAAAAACGGCTTTTTAGGGCTAAAAGTTGCGAATATCGCAAAACGTAAACAAGAATAAACAAGAATAAACAATATCTTGTTTACACGTAAAGCCCCTAAAACAGACGGCTAGACGGTTGCGTAAACAAGATAAACAAGAATATGTATAAAACAGTCTATAGAAAATACGATATAGAAAATACAATATATTATTTACTACTTGTATATTTTAAAGGGGTTATATGGAAAACGTGTTTATCTTGTTTACGTTTGGCCTTTTTTGGAGTGTAAACGTAGGCGGGGCGCGGGTTGTAGGCGTAAACAAGAATTTAAAATCTTGTTTACCTGTCTTTTTTGTGCGTTGAATTGGATTTTTTGTATATTTGCGTTAAACAAAAAACTTTTAAACTATGAATGTTATACGCTTTATCGTGGCGATCGTTACCGCAGTCGTAGCGATATACGCCTTAACGGTTATCTAACGGACCTATGAGAAAAATACTTAATTTTACGCTGGGGATCTTTCTCTACGTGAATTATCGAGCTGCCTACGTTTTACTTGTACATAGAAACGTGCACAGTTTGCAGCGTTTCGCCTCCCAGACGAACGAGGAGAGAGCTCCGCAGCTTTTCTGGGTGGTATTGTTCGACTTAATGCTGGCGACGATTCTAGCTTTAGGGCTTTTTTACGCCGTTCTGGCTTTTGTTGGAGTGGCCCTTTTAAATTTAATTTACTTTTTAACTCGAAAATATGTTTTTAAGCGATAAACAGTATAGCGATATTGGTCGCCTAATGGTCGTAGAAATGGACCGAAACCGAAACTTTCGCCGAACCATCGAGGCTTTGCCTTTGGGTGCGTCAGTTATCGCCGTTATTGAACGGGACGAGACCTTTAAACCGACAAAGACTAACCGCTGGCAGCGTTTCAAAAGCGAAATAGTGAAACGGTACAAAAATAATTTAGAACGTTTTAGAGTATGGAACCAGCAAGAAATCTAAAAGCCAAAGAGGCCGCCCAGAACAAAATGGGCCGCCCTCCGATGTTTGAGAGCGCCGAAGCGTTACAGGCAAGCGTAGACGAGTATTTCCAGTGGGGCGTCAGGACTAAGCCTGTAGTCGTAGGGAAAGGAGACGCACAGAAAGTCGTCGACGTACCTATCCCGACTATCTCAGGGCTCTGTTATTTCTTAGGATTTGAGTCTAGGCAGTCGTTTTATGACTATGGAGAGAAACCAGAATTTACTTACACCATAAAACGGGCTCGATTATTCATTGAAACCGAGTACGAAATGCAGTTGAACGCAGGGAACACAGTCGGGGCAATTTTCGCGCTTAAGAACATGGGTTGGATCGATAAAATAGCTAACGACGTAACGACTAACGGGGAGAGTATTAACACGCCCCCGACCAGTATAGTGTTTAAATCATTTAGCGCAGAGACGCCGAGCGATGTCGGAAGTATCGATAAGCCATAAATACGAGGACCTTTTTAAGCTCCTAGACGATAAAGAGCTGGCCGAAGTCGATACGGTAGTACTTACTGGAGGACGAGCAAGCGGGAAGAGCTACAGCGTTTCGATACTGTCAACTCTGGCGCTGGTTAGTTACGGCTGGCGTACTTTGTACTCGCGATTCACTAATACGTCGATAGGCGACTCGATTAAAGAGGAGGTCGATAATAAAATCGAGCTTTTCGGATACGAGAACCTAGTAGAGGATAGCCAGTACAGCATAAAAGCCAAAACAGGTAGCGCAAAAATAGCGTTTAAAGGTATAAAAACAGGATCCAAGGGACAGACCGCAAACCTAAAAAGTTTGTCGGGTTTTAACTGTTTTATAGTGGACGAAGCGGAAGAGATACCGAGCTTTGAGACGTTTAAAAAAGTGTATTTTTCCATTCGATCAGTAGACCGCCGAAATATTTCTATCCTAATTTTAAACCCTGTAACCAAAAGGCATTGGATTTTTAAAGTATTTTTTAAAGCTCGCCAAGTTCCCGAGGGGTTCTGCGGCGTTAAAGGAAACGTCCTATACATACACACGTCGTATTTGGACGTAGACCCGCGATACATTCCCGAAAACATTCGAAAGGAGTACGAGAGGATGAAAATAGAGGACCCCGCAGAGTATAAAAGTATCGTACTAGGCGGCTGGAAAAATGAAGCGGAGGGGGTTATCTTCAAAGACTCAGATCTTAAACGCTTCAAACTGGAGGATATAAAAGACGCCGAGAACGTGGTCGGGAATATTGCTTTTATAGACGTTGCCGATACGGGTAGCGACTTCCACGCGGTCCCAGTGGGTCGAATAATTGGAAACGATATATTTATAATCGATGTACTTTTTACGCCTTTAGGTACCGACGTAAACGTGGACCTTTCGGCCGAAATACTTAACAGGCACGCGCCCGAATTTGTTCGAATAGAGTCGAATTTCGGCGGTGGAATGTATCGCCAGCTTTTAAGTCCAAAGGTTAACGACGTTACTACGCTCCTACCGATTAGAGCTACAGCCAACAAACACAGCCGAATAATACAGCTCTCAGGCTTCATAAAAAAGCACGTACATTTTAGAGACGACTACGAAATAGGCAGCGACTACGATAAGTTTATCGACAATATGCTAGAATATACCGCAGACGGTAAGGCAGAACACGACGACGCTCCCGACAGTATCGAGGGCCTCGCTTCTATGGCGCGGAGTTTTCACTCGTCTTTGTGGTCGTAGTTACTAAGGCCTCAGCTACCCCCGTCTCGTATCCGTAGTAATTTACTAGAGTACTAACCGCAGTAGCTCGGTCCATTTGTCCCGAAGATACCGCAGCGTTTAACGAGATAATACCGTCCAAACCTCCCACCGTACCGCGTAGCTGCGTCTGAGCCTGAGCTAGGCCGCTAAGCTGAGCGCTTTTAGGATCCACTGGAATAAGTTCGACCCCTATAGCTTCGGCGTATTGCTCGTCGGTAATTATACCGTCGTGCGATGCGATACTAAGCGCTTCGGCTTGCGCCTTAGACGTTTCGGCCTTCTCTTTTAGGTTTTCCTGTAGCGCTGGGATATGGGAGTAGTCTAACTCTAACCACTCGCCACGCTCTTTGAGTTTGAATAATTCGGTACGATTAAGGGCCAGCTCTTCGGCCTCTGGAATGATTGTACTCTGGTAGGCTTGTTTCATTCCCTCGCTAAGGTTCTCGAAAGTGGCACCTTTTGAGCGGCTAAATAGGTTCGCGTTCATTCCGTAGTTGTCAATGATCGCCAGAAAGTCGTCGTCTATCTCTTCGAATAGCATTAAGTCTTTTGTCGGGAAAGTCATCGCCTGCCAAGAAAGCGCGGCGCTAGTCATTATAGTGTTAATTTGTCCGTCCTCTATTCCGTAGAGTCTTTGGTACTCAGCGTTAAGGCGGATACGTTCTTTATCTTCTAAGGGGATACCTCCTGAGGCGTCCTTGGCGTTACTCGATAAGATACCGAGGGCACCCTTTTTGTTTATCAATACATTTCTAAAGCCGTACGCTCCTCGGATATTTGAGATAGGCATAAAGAGCGGGACCATAGGAGACTCTCCCTTTATCGCGTTTTTACCATTCACGACTCGAGAGTGATTTATTTCTGAGGGTTCGAATAGGTCCTCGTCTACTCCAGAGACTAGTCTATACTGTTTGATTATATCTTCAATTTTTGTTTGTTTCCAGACCTTGCCCGTTACGTCTATTTGAATTTGTGCGGGCGGTAGGTTGTTAAGGACCGACGGCAAAGCGCTAGAAAATGCGCGCATAACATACTCGTAGTTATTACCAAAAACACATTTATTTTCGTTCCACTGTCTTATCAAGTCGTTGCCCTTCATTAAAGGATTAGGATTTTCTAGCAAATTTACTATTTCACTGTCTAGGATCTCCTCCACTTTATCGCCTACTCGCTTATAGTGTTTCCACTTCCCAGACGCTAAAAGATAGCCTCTTCGCTGGATAACCGCGTAAAGTTGCGGCGTAGTTATATACACGTTATACGCGTCCCACTCGTCAGGACTCAGGAACTCGGGCCGCCCCGTTAGAACTTGGGAGGATTTCGACAGGTTGGGCGTCTTTTTGTAGTCGTTAGAACCTCCAAAAAAACTTTGAATTGATTGAGCTAAAGGGTGAAAAAAATTCATATTTTAAAAATTTTATTTAACAAATATAGTTTATTTAGTATTAAATCGTAGATTTGTATCTAATGTATTTATTTTTTGGCATGAAAAAACCCGTTAAAATTGACGCCGACGCAGTTAAAAAGCTACAAGCGGACAAGGTTAAAGCCCTTAAAAACAACGAAATAGTTAAAAAATGACAATAGAGGAAGTTTATAAGAATAGGGATTTGATTATCGCTAAGAAAAAAAACGCTATTAAGCACGCCGATATAGTTCTTAGCCCTGTTCTTAAAGCTGAGGTCCCGACTGAGGGCGCAGTATTTAAAGCTGGCGTAGACGTTACGGCCGAAGATCCTACAATTTTACGGGCTAAATTAGTTATTAACACGACTAATTTAATAGACTCGCATATGGATTGCCATATCCCGAACCTGTGGACCAAGACTTTAAAAGAAACTAAGCAGCTCTTTTTATTGCAAGAGCACGAAATGGATTTCGAGAATATTATCGCAGACTCGCAAGTCGACGAACTCAAAGCATACGTCCAAGGCATGAGCTTTAAATCTCTAGGCTTTAAATATGAGGGAGAGACCGAGGCGCTAGTCTTCGACGTGCAAATTAAGAAAGACGTTAACGAGTATATGTTCGACCTATACAAAAGGGGCCGCGTTACGCAGCACTCAGTAGGTATGCGCTATTTGAAAATATTTTTATGTATTAATTCAGACGAGCCGAACTATTCAAGTGAAAAAACGAACTGGAATAAATACTATAAGGAGGTCGCTAACAAAGAAGTAGCGGACTTAAAAGGGTTTTTCTGGGCCGTTACAGAGGCGCAAGTAGTCGAAGGGTCCGCAGTAGTGCGAGGCTCTAACGAGTGTACCCCAGTTATGGAGATCGAAATAGAAAAAGAAAATGCGGGAGCCGTTCCAAACACTCCTACAGCCGAGCCGTCTAAAGACACTCAAACAAACACAGACGCGCAGGACGCACAAAAACAATTTTATTTAAATTTATTAAAAAATCAAAAATGAACAAAACACTAGCGGCGTTCCTTTTGTTAAAGGGAATCAGTGAGGCGGACTTCGCCACAAAAACAGCCGAGGAAATGGCAGGCTTATACAATGAGTATAACGCAGAACAACAAAAAGAGCTTAACGCTTTAATCGATGGGAAAGCTAATAAGGCGGATATCGATAGCGCAGTTAACGCTTTGAGAGACTCCCAAATGGAGCAAATGAAAAATCTTAACGAAGCACTTAAAGAAATCGGTTTATCGATTAAAGCAAGCACGGAAGGGACAAGAACGCCAAGCACAGCAAAGACTTTGCGCGAAGTATTGGACGCTAAAAAGGAGCAAATCGCGGCCTTAAAGTCTGGTAGTAAAGAGGGTATCGAGTTCGAGATTAAGACAGTAGGCACTATGTTAGAGTCGACTAATATCTCAGGCGGAAACGTACCAGTAGAGCAAAGAATCGCAGGCCTTAACGTTATAGCGTCTCGTCGTGTTCGTTTAATGGACCTAGTAAGCGCTGGCTCGGCGACGTCTAACTTAATTTCTTGGGTTTATCAGTCAGGAAAAGAGGGAGCAGCAGGAGGAACCGCAGAGGGCGATACTAAGAACCAAATCGACTTTAACTTGGTCGTAGCTTCTCAGGCAGTCGTTAAGCGCTCGGCTTTCATTAAAGTATCTACCGAAATGTTAGACGATATCGACTTTATCGAGTCAGAAATCCGTAACGAATTAATGAGAGAATTAATGAAGGACGTAGAGCTTACAGCTTATTCTGGAAACGGTACGGCCCCAGCGATGAACGGAGTTTATACTACAGCGACAACTTTCGCGGCGGGTACTTTTGCACTTACAGTTGATAACGCAAACAACGCGGACGTCTTAGTAGTAGCATTGAACCAGATTAAAATCGCAGAACAGGACGCAGCTAACGCTATTTTGATGCACCCGAGCGACGTAGCGGCTTTAATGTTAATCAAAGTTAGTGCTACAGATAAGCGATATATCGATCGTTTGCAGTTTATCGCAGGGCAAATGTCTTTAGACGGCGTTCCAATTATCGAGACTACTCTAGTAACGGCTGGCACTTTCTTAGTTGGAAACTTCCCGCTAGCTACTTTGTACACTAAAGGAACAATTAATATAACTATCGGACTGGACGGAAACGATTATACTAAGAATTTACGCACGATTTTAGCTGAGTTCCGCGGTTGTATGGTAACTAAAAACAACGACCGCACGGCGTTTGTTAAAGGTACTTTCGCAACTTGCGTCGCAGCTTTAGAAACGGCATAACATTAGAGCGGGCGGCTCTTCTCTAGGAGGGCCGCCTTATCTATAAAAAACTGGAAACCATGAGTACAACAGAGAGAGGCAGCGGCGGAAAATTCGCTAAAAAGATCGCAGACGTTAAGGAAAATATCGAGGACGTTATCGACGAGGTTATCGGAAGCGTAAAAGAGAACGTTAAAGACGTTATCGAGGACGCTAAAGAAAGCGTAAAAGAAAACGCTCAGGACGTTATCGAGGGAGACGGAAGTCTTAAAGAGAACGCTAAAGAGGTAATCGAGGACGTAAAAGACAGCGTAAAAGAGAACGTTAAAGACGTTATCGAGGACGTAGTTAAGGCCGTAAAATCGAAGTTTAAGCACTCCGAAGAGTACGAAATCGAGGGGACAGGAACGTCTAAGCACTTGAAAAAAGGATCTAAGCACCGCGTAGGCGGTTCGCTTGCTGAAATATTGGTAAATGCTGGAAAGGCTAAACTGGTGAAATAATGAGTATATTAACATTAGGAACGTTTGAGACGGGCAAATACACGCTAACAGTTACGCAGTTCAACGCTGCGGATATTCAAGCGTGCATAGACCGATACGAGGGCCGCACAATGGCCGAGCTTTTCGGCGTAGAGCTTTTGGCTCTTTACACGGCTGGAGTTACGGCAAATGATCCTATTTATACTTTTTTGCGAGACGCTTTTACTGTAGAGATTAATAGGTGGTTGATCGTTTCTACTGGAGTGGTAGATATGTTAGCGGGGATAGTTTGGGCAGAGTTCCAGAGAGATATCTATACACAGCCGACGAGCTTCGGCCAAGTGAAAAGCAAAGGGGAAAACTCCGAGGGGGCAACGTTTAACGCGAGTTCCTACCAGTCTAAAAGAATGGAAGCGGAGGAGACCTTTAGGGCTATTCAAACGTACATAGAGGACAACTTGGACGTATATCCAACTTATAACGGAGTACCGAAACGCCCTATACTACCGTTTTGACAGATATCTACTACATAGTGCGCGACGAGGTAGTCGCAAAGTTAGACAGGAGCCTAGTAGTCGAATCGGTAACTATTGGAGCCTCTACGGCGGTCGCACTTTGCGGCGGTCCGAAGTGGGCCCGAGAGTCTAAAACTGTAACGGACGCAAACGACGAAGTTTTTACTATCGTTTCAGTTGACTACGATACAAATACGCTTTATCTGGCTAACGTTTTGGACGAGTTCGAGGATCCAATAACGCCAGTAGGTCCCTTAATTTTGGAACTACCTACTTTCTTTATCGGTACGCCGTTAAGAACTAACACGGAATGGCGAGACTTTTCGAGTAACGAAATGAATAAAACGCCTTTTGTGTGGATGCTGGAACCGACAAGCGAAGAGATACAAGGCTTTAAATCTTCTATTGAACGCCTGAGCGATATACATCTGGTACTATTGGACTCAAACAACTCTAAAAAGTGGTTAACGGGCGACGTACACGACAACAGGCTGCAACCCCTCTACAATTTAGCGGAGGAGATACGCAAAGCGATTGCCTTAAATGTTGCCTATTTTGATAACTCAGCCGAGACCGTAAAAATTAAAAATTTTACTCGCTTCGGAAGTGAGAGCGCGCAGGGCTTTGACGCTAATATAATCGAGGCCGACCTAGCAGGGGTAGAAATGCGCTTTTCCCTGTCAGTAATAAAACAAGCGTGCAAATGTTAAACAATTTTAAATTTATATAAATCATGATTACTACTTCATGCACTTGTACAGCTCCAAAGTTTCCTAATTTAGGACGCCCAGCTTGTACAATAAGAAAGAAAAAAGTCGCTTTTCCTGTAATGTTTCCACGTTACGACGAGGCAGGAGTGCGCAACACAATTGACGCAACCAGCGCAACGCTAGGAGCGGATATCTTGGCTCTAGTAGCTGCGGGGACTACGGCTTTAGGTCGTTTATATCCTTTCCCTACAATGGAGGAGATTAAATTCGACCGCACAGCTACAGCGTATAAAACTATGGCGAGCGGTAAAAAGTTTAAGCTAGACGGAGAGGGAGGTATTAGAACTTTCTCGGGTATCTTAGCAGGAGACGACGGAATCGAGCCTATCGCTAGACAGCTTCAAACTGTAGGGTGTTCGGATTTCGATATCTTAGAGGTTACTGTGGACGGTAATATCTGGGGAGTTATGGACGATGTAACTAACGGCCTAGTGAGAGGTTACGCAGTAGAAAAGGAAACTTTCGACGCGTTTATCGTACGTGCAATTGACGGCGATATCAATAACGTTTCTATTTCTTGGGATTTAGAGAACGATAGCGATACGATTAACTCGTACGCGATCACTGCGGAGGAGTTAGGATATAGCGCTACGACGTTACGCCCTTTGATTAATGCGGTATGTACTGCGACAGAGGCGACTAGTACGACGTTAATCGCTAGCGTAGCGACTGACTTCGGACCAGCTTCGGCGCAGCCTTTACTTTTGGGCTTAGTTACGGCTAACTTTGTAGTGAAAGTCGGAGCGGCTACAGTGGCAGCGACAGCGGTAGAAACTACAGCGGGAGTCTATACCCTTACTTTTGTAGCTACAGATATTGATCCTTTGGACGTGGTAGACGTTAACGTGGTAAACGTTACAGGCTACGCGGTTACTTCTGGGCAATTTATAGCAGCGTTATAATGGACGCCCCGAATGTAATAGAGCTAGGAAAGTCTCGCTTTAGCGGGGCCTACTTACGCTCAGTATCGGAAGCTATGGCGATTAAATCGCTACATTTGTACGCTAAAAACCAAGTTATAAACGCATGGAAACAAGCGAACGGGTTAACGAAGCCGAACAGATTAGCAAAAAAAGAAACTCCAGAAACGGAGGACTAAAGAAAAAATAACTATCTTAGTCGAATATTGGAAAGGGGACCGCTGCGAGGCTTCCCCTTTTTTTGGTTTTATATGAGGTTCGAAGCGCTGCATAATTTACTGGATAGGGTCCAAAGAATAGACGAGAGTACGGCGTGGCGCTTTGCTATGGACGAGGACGCCCAGCGGTTTATCGTTTCAATGAACACGCACGAGCAACTCGGGGAGGACGGAATCGACGCCAACAGTTTAAGCCTCGGAGAGTACGCTCCTTTCACTATCGATTTTAGGACCTCTAAAGGTTTACAAGTTTCGCATATCGATTTTCACGTTACGGGCGACTACTGGAGGAGCTGGAAAGTCGAAGTACTAGACAATGAAATAATAATACACGTAGACGAGGAGCGCTTTAACGAGCTAGTACACGACTTAAACTTTAGCCCCGACCATGTGGGCCTAACAGATATTAACACGGACAGGCTCGCCGAGCTTATTAAAAATAAATATTTAGAGTATGCTAAAAGCGCTATATTTTTGTAGTATCGACTCTATCCCGCTTTTCAGCTATAAAAACGCTTTAAAGGGGGAGCTGGAATATTGTCGAAAAGACTATACACAGGGAGACCCTGAGAGCGACGCCAAAGCGTGGGCCTTAGTCTACGACGATTATCTTAAAACGTTCGGCCTAGGGGACAAATACGAGCGTTTCGCGGCTCTCCAGATAGAACTAACTAAGCTAAATCTGGAGTATGCAGAAACGGGGACGAGGTTTTTACTGAACAAAATAAACGTTTTAGGGGTGGAATTGGATAAAATGTTAAGCGGATCCTCTGCGGATATCGACGACTTAATCGTCTACGTTATACGCACAGGCTACCCTGTAGACGAGAAAGCAATTAATACGAAAGTTTTTTATAAATTGGTAGAGCTATGCACTACCGAAAACAGAGCAAAGAATGGCGGGCAAACCAATTAAAAAAAATGAAGTTATTGAAGATAATATCTTTAGTAACTTAAAACTCTCAGCCGAACAAGCTCAGGGGGCTATCGTAGCGCTGGAGAGTTCTCTCGAGGCGGTCTCGTCTTTGGCTAAAACAATGAAAGGCAACGTTCCAAAAGGGGC